AAAAAGAAAGAAGAGCGTGAGTATGCAAAAGACCGTATTGAATACTTTCGAGAGTTTCATCGTGTAATCGCACCAGTAGTTGTTTTAAGAAAAGACAAATGAAAAACTATCATATTTACTTAAACGATAAATGTTTGTTTAAGAATTTGAATCAAGAAGAGTTTGATGTAATATGGGGAAAAATATATTACTCATATTTTAAAGAAGAACTTACATATGTCGAATGTATAGATGATGCTTGCATACAAGGTAAAGTCGAAGAACACTCTTATTGACATTGTATAGATAATAGTGTATTATATAATTATAATTGATCATTAGTATGGCGAAAGGATTTACTGTTAAATCAGCAGCTGCAAAAGCAAAAAAACAGGCAGAAGCACCAGAATGGGATTACGATAAAGCAAAAAGAATGATAGCAGGTAAGACAGTAGTATTCTGTTTGCCAGGTCGAGGAGTATCATATACATTTCTAAAGAACTTTGTGACACTATGTTTTGACTTAGTTCAGAACAAAGCAAGTATACAAATATCACAAGATTATTCATCAATGGTAAATTTTGCCCGTTGTAAATGTCTTGGTGCGAATGTTCTTCGAGGTCCTGATCAGTTACCTTGGGATGGTAAATTAAAATATGATTATCAGTTATGGATAGACTCAGATATTGTTTTTAATGTAGAGAAGTTTTATCAACTTGTATTAATGGACGAAAAGATTGCATCAGGTTGGTATTGTACAGAAGATGGTAAAACTACATCAGTTGCACACTGGTTAGATGAAGATGACTTCAAAGGTAATGGTGGAGTGATGAATCATGAAACATTAGACTCAATTGCAAAGAGAAAGAAACCTTTCACAGTTGATTATGCAGGTTTCGGATGGTTACTGATTAAGCACGGAGTCTTTGAAGATTCACAGATGACCTATCCTTGGTTTGCTCCGAAGATGCAAATATTTGAATCTGGTGCTGTTCAAGATATGTGCGGAGAAGATGTCTCATTCTGCTTAGATGCAAAAGAGGCAGGGTTCCGCATTATGTGTGATCCACGTATTCGTGTAGGACATGAAAAAACAAGAGTTATTTAACATCTCTCATAACGGTAAGATTCTTTATGAAGGTCTTACAGAAGAGGAATACTTCGACAAAATGCAAGACTTAGCAGATGAGTATTATGAAAATGGTACACCGCATCCGCTCGAACTTAGAACATCAATGACAAACAATGGCAAAAACATTTAGTATGGGTAACACCATCGAAACTCGTCCGAAAAAAACTCGTCAAGGAAAGGGAAAACACTCGAAATACTCGGCAACATCCCGTAACTCGGCTCGTAAAAGATACAAAGGTCAAGGAAAATAAAGAATGTCTACTTTGATTGCGAATCTACCCTCATATGAAGTATGGGTAAGAAAGGAATACTTAACTGACCATAAGAGTGGTCATGGTGAATTTGTGAAAGGAGTATGGGTATCTGCGAAAAGTATACCTGGTCGTGCGTTTTATTTTGAAACTTACCTACCTGATTATGCTGCGATGTTCGATAAACTGCCGATTTCTGCGTTTACAAGTGATCCAGAGACTCCAACACCCGATATGACACTACATAACCTACAGTTTTGGAACTGTATGGACTATGGAGTCGTTGCAGTACAGAAACAATTCATCGGAAGTATGCACTATGAAGTGATGACAAGGGATTTTGGCAATCAAACTGGCACTTATATCTGCACTTTAGACAATTATCACTCAGATGTAGACGCAATTGACTACTCAACCAGTGAACAACCTGCCGAACATAAGTCTCATAACCTCTTAGAACTCGATAATGGACAGTTTTGTCTCTATCCAAACAACAGAATGAGGATTTACGACAACAGTATTACTCCAGAAACACCAAAAGTGCCCGATTTTAAGGTTTCAACAGTGTATTATCAAGTTGAAAACGGTCATGATCGTGATGGATTGGGTTCAGAAGAGAATTATTTCTGGAAAACAGCGAAAGAACGCAACGAAGTTGAAGAAAAAGAGGAAAGAAAACCATTTGAACCGAAAATAGAACCAGAATTGGGATGAAAAACGTAAAAAATGCTCACATGGGTACACATTTACTCGTTGAAGTGTATAATGTACCCTTTGAGAAGTTAAATGATGCGGAAAAAATCGAACAAGTGTGCGTTGATGCCTGTAAAATCGAAGGAGTAAAGGTTTTAAACACTTATACACACCAATTTGACCCATATGGGGTGACTGTCAATCTAACTTTAGGTGAAAGTCACCTTTCATGTCACACTTGGCCAGAAAAAAACTGTGTTGCGTTCGATATTTTTACCTGTGGAGCGAAAAATCCACGTTGTGTTGCCTTCTGGGTGCTTGAATATTTTGATAGTAATGATTATGTGATGAATGATTATGGGAGATAGGGTATAAATAAATCTAAAAGCATTAATAATGGCGAATAAACCAAAATCTCAGAGATTTAAGGATATAAGTTTGTCTTTTACACCACATCCAGTGACAAAAGACTTACCAATTCTTGCGAATGAGAGAGCGATTATCAGATCTGTGCGAAATTTAGTAGAAACAATACCTACAGAGAGATTTTTTAACTCAAATTTAGGTTCAAGTATACGTGATATGCTATTTGATAACTTCGCAGGGTCATCTGTAATGATTATTGAAGATATGATTCGTACTACAGTAAGAAATTACGAACCTAGAGTAGGTGATATTGGTGTAGAAATCGATATGCAACCAGAATTAAACAATGTTAAAGTAAAAGTGCTTTTTGACATCATAGGATTAGAAGCTCCTGTGCAATCTTTTGAATTTTTACTAGAACCAACGAGATAATATGCCCTTTACACAGTTTACAAATTTAGACTTTGATGAAATCAAAGCACAGATTAAAGATTTTCTTCGTTCAAACTCAAACTTTACTGATTTTGATTTTGAGGGTTCTAACTTTTCAGTTATAATTGATACTTTAGCGTATAACACATATATTAATGCATTTAATGCAAACTTAGTCGCAAACGAATCATTCTTAGATTCTGCAACAATAAGAGAAAATGTTGTATCTCTTGCAAGAAATATAGGATACGTACCTCGTTCAAAAACCGCTGCAACAGCTACAATTAACATAGGTGATGTAAACTTAGGTACAACGAACGATAGCACTCCTAAGTTCCTTACACTTCGCACTGGATTGGTTTGTGTTGGTAGTGTAGCAAATACAACTTATCGTTTTTCAATACCAGAAGAAATAACATCTTCAAGAGTTAGAGACATTGGTGGAACATCTTTTGCACAATTTTTAGATCCAATCACTGTACACGAAGGAACTGTTCTTCAAAGAGTATATCGTGTTGATAATACAAAAGAGCAAAGGTATATCATTGATAGTCCAAACATCGATAGTTCTACTTTAAGAGTATATGTTAAAGGTCCAACTGATATTGGACTTGGAAGAAAGTATTCGATGGTGGATAATATATTGAATATTGATAAAAATTCTGAAATATATCTTGCACAAGAAGTTCAAGATGAAAAATATGAAATTATGTTCGGTGATGGACTATTTGGAAGAAAATTAGAATCTGGAAGTATTATTACAGCAAAATATCTTGTAACTGATGGAGAGGATGGAAACGGTCCTTCTGAATTTAGTTTCCAAGGATCATTTACAAAGAGTGATGGAACACTATTTACACCAAGTGATAATGTAGTTGTAACTACTGTTTCAAACGCTTCTAACGGTGCCGAAGTTGAAGATGTGTCTTCTATTAAGTATTTTGCTCCAAGACTCTATTCAGCACAATATAGAGCAGTTACACCAAGAGATTATGAGGCAATAATTCAAACAATCTTCCCTGCTACAGAGTCTGTTGCAGTTGTTGGTGGTGAAGAGTTAGACCCACCTCAATTCGGTAAAGTTCAAATTAGTATCAAACCCAAAAATGGTACATTTGTATCTGACTTTGATAAATCTCAAATCAAAAATAGATTAAAGAACTACGCTATCGCTGGTATTAACTCAGAAATTGTTGACTTGAAAATACTATATGTGGAAATTGAGAGTAACGTTTATTATAACACAGCACAGATAGCATCATCAGATGCTCTAAAAACTGAGATTGTCGGTGCATTGAATGAATATGCAAATAATGTAGAGATTAATAAGTTCGGTGGTAGATTCAAATACAGTAAATTAAACACATTAATTGACCGTGTTGATAATGGTATTACATCTAACATTACAAAGGTTATCGTGAGAAGGGATTTAAAGGCTCTTTTAGATCAGTTTGCTCAATATGAATTATGTTTCGGTAATCGTTTCTATATTAATCCAGCTGGATATAATATTAAGAGTACAGGATTTACTATAAATGGATTTTCTCAAATTGCTTACATTACTGATGTTCCAAATAAAACTATCTCTGGTGCCTTAGATGGTAGTTTAAAAGGAACTCTTTCTGTCGTCACCAAGAATAATCAAGGTCAACAAGTAGTTTTGATAAAGGATGCAGGTGTAGTTGATTATAAAAAGGGTGAAGTTATATTGAATACAATTAATATTACATCAACAGTCAGTGATAATAATATAATTGAGATTCAGGCTTTCCCCGAATCAAATGATGTTGTCGGTTTAAAAGATTTATACCTTAGTTTTGATGTATCGAATAGTACAATAAATACAGTTAAAGACGTAATTGCTTCAGGTGAAGATGTTTCAGGAGTTGTATTTACAAGAGATTACTATACGTCAAGTTACTCTAACGGAGATTTAGAGAGGAAATAATTTATGTCACATATTGACAAAAGAATACAAGTCAATACGATTATTGAAAATCAGTTACCTGATTTTGTCTTGGATGATTTTCCAAATGCTGTTGAGTTTTTAAAACAATATTATATTTTTCGAATAATATTTTCTTATAATCTTTTTCCAATATTTTCTGAGAAGGTGGAAGAATTGGGCTTACGGGATTGTAAACAAGATTTAATTGCAATCCATTTTCTTTCTTTCCATAGCCTAGATCATTAAGAATTTTTATAGCATTAATACTTTTCTCAAAAACCCCAAGACCCCTTTGAAACTCAACATTATCTTTTTCATAACATGGTAGCGAAGCCGTAACTATTACTTTATTCTTTGCAAGAAATTGAGGAAGATCTTCATAACCTTCTTCAAAGAAAATTGTTAAATTGCATCTATCAATAATATCAACTTGTTTTGTGCTCAAACTAGCTATTAGGTTTTTAAATTCTGGGTGAAGTTCTGGCGCGCCACCTGTTATATCTAAAGTCTTGATTTTGTACTTATCAATTATTTTTGGAATAAGAGATATGATTTCATTTGACATCTTTTCTGTCCTTAGGGGACTTGAATTGACATGACAATGCTTACAAGCCTGGTTGCATTTATAACCTATATTAATTTGCAATGTTTCTATAGATTCTTTATATATTGTGGGGAATTTTTCTTTCATATATATAATTTATAAATTTT